GCGTCACCCTCCGGCAGCGCAACGGCGGCGCGGCCTGCTATCGGCTTGCCAGTCTCCTCATCGAGCGCCTCGGTCCCGCGCGAAAAATCCGGTAGAAGCTGCGGCTCGACCGCGCCGCCCAGCGGCTCGGCGTGAAGCTCGGCAGCGGCGGGTTTCGCGCCCGTCATCTTGTCCACCAACTCGCGCGCGTGCGTGTTTACGTCGGCCAGCGACGGCGGCCCGTTCCCAGTCTTTGCCATTCGATTCCTCCTAAAAGAAGTGGAGGCGCCGCCTAACGGACGCCTCCACGGATTCCGTTACGACGGACTACTTGCGTCCCCGACGCGATGCTTTGCGACCACGCTTCGACTTCTTAAGCTCCTTCATGTGCTTGCCGAAGCCCTTGTGCTCTTTCTTTTCCTTACCTTTACGTCTGCGAGCCATTCGATACTCCCCTCCTTTCTCGCCATATAGGCTCCATCTCGCGAGTCACCTAAGACCCGCTATCGGGTGCGGGCTGTGCGTCGGTGTCTGCCGACGTGTAGTGCGCGTCCGAGTTTCCCCCATCGTCGCCTTCAGGCATGACACTGGTGGGCGTTCCACCCGAGTCGCCACCCTTCGAGGCGTAATGGGAAAGGAGTTGATTTAATGATTCCAAGTGGGAGTATAACACTGCGACCACCTTGGGAGACTTTGCGAACGTTGGCATCTTAATCGCCAACTTGTACGAACGAGCGATGCCGTCGAGCATTTGGTAGCCTGGGGGTAACTCGCTCGGTAAATCCTGATAAGCGTCCGATTGTAAAGACGACGGGGGGCGAGGCGCGATGCCCGCCGGAGGCGCTATCGGGGGCGGAGCCGCCGGGGGCACAGGTGGTGCAGGAGGCGGACCTCCCGCGCCTGCTCCCGGTGGTATCATGCCAGCCGTCATGGCCTCACAAAATCCCCATCATCGGTTGAATCATAGCACACCTTTATCAACCTTGCGGTTTCTTCCGCTTTCCGCCGGATTTGGACGGCGTCGAATTGTTCGGCCCCATCCCCGGCAAAACTCCGGTTACAAGCCAATTCTTGCTCGGGTTCTTTAGGTTGTCGAAGATGCGGCGTTCCATCTGCGTAGCCGAAGCAATGAGCCCCATCTCTTGGAGTTGGCTCCACATTTCAGGGATGTCGATTATCGGTTTGCCCGAGTTTAGCAGCCCTAAGAGCAGGTTGTACTTCTGGCTAGACGTACGCGCCGAACCAGGCTTCGCTTCAACCTTCAGCGGGGCTGTGAAATACGACCCAAGCAGCGGGACCGATTCGACAACGCCCGCGTCGTTCTTCAACTGAACGAGATGCGGTGTCGTGTAGAAGCGCGTCATCAACTCAAGGAACTGCGTTCCGAGGATAACCATTGCCGCTTCGATGCGGTGGAGCGAATCATTGAAGCGCACGCCCGCGGCTTCTTGGTACATCGAAACGGTTTCGCTCGACTGCTGCCCCTTGAACTTCGCGGTGCCGCTCGAAATTTCGTTCAGCCCGGAAAGCTCCCGAATCTGCCCTTCGACGTACTGTAAAAGCTGCATGACGTATTGCGGCATTTCGGGGCCTTGCTCGCGCTTGCCGTACCGCAGGCTCATTTGCGTTTCGCGCTGGATGGCGCCCGGCGCGTTGGTTATATCTTCGTCGGCCATCTCGTCCCCGAGCGGCAGGCGCCATATCGGGTTCGCCGTGAGGTTCGCGGCGTCGTACATCAGGCCAATGAGGCGAAGGTAGTACTCGTAGGCGTCCGCGATGAGGTCGAGGTCGGACAGGCCCCAGAAATTCTGCGGGTCGGGGTACGCTTCGATTTCGATGAGCGGGATGTAGCCTAGCGGGTTCATCCGGTCGTCGGCTTTGAAATCCTCGTCCACGATAATAACCAGCCGCCCATCGGGATACAGCGGGTAGTCCACTTTGTGGCAGATGACTTCGAGCGCGTCCATCTCGTCTATGATGCGTAGGCCGCCGTACATTTCGGCCTCGCGCACGATCGCAACGTACTCTTCCGGCCATTCGTAGACGACGTTTCCTTCGGTTATAACGCGGCGCAGGCGTTGCTTGGTGCCATCGGTCAGCGTGACCCGCTTGTCGCGCGTGGCGGGCTCGCCAGCCACCGTAAACAGCACTTTGGAAACCTTAGTCGTCTTGCGTGGGCGCGTCCAGAACTCGCGCACGATCAGGCCGCTTGTGCCGCCGCTGTTGTCTGGCGGGTTGGCGGTTGCAGCGAAGGGCGGGTTGTTGAGCGTACCGCCATCCGGGAACGTCATCGAGGTCGGCGGCGAGAGCACATCGCCCTCGTCGGTGTTCTCGAAGCCGCGCTGCTCGGTGCGCTTAGAGATGATTTTCTCGCGCAAGTGCGGCCAACGGGCGAAGATTTTGTTCGGCGACTCGCGGTACTCGTAGAGCAGCACTTCGGCGTCATCGACGCAGGTGGCGTTCGCGTCGGCGAAAACCTGCTCGCCGGTTACAACGGTCAGCGTGGCCTTCGTTTCGCCGCCAGGCCCGAACTGATCGGGAACCAGGCGCAGGAAGTATTTGATTTGGATACGCGAGCCGAGGATGGCGTTGCGAATCTTCTGCTGCCACTTGCCGCTTTCGTGCGCCTCTTTGAAGGCCGCCGTCGCAATGTCAGCGATGCGCTGGTCCCGCGCCTGATACGCGGAATAGGTGACGGTCGGCTTATTGTCGGAGAGAATCGACGCCCACTGAATTGGAATTGTCGAAACCTTTGGAAACTGCTTGCCGAGCTTCCACTTCGGCCGGTTGTGCCACCAAGGCGTCCCGCCGCGGTAGAGGCTCATCGCGCGGGTCATGCGTTCGGTGACGGGCTGCTTCTCGCGATGCAGCACCGCTGAAGCGTTCCGGCACCACGTTATTAGCGGGTCATCGTAGTCGTCGTCGGAGTTGTAGCGGGTGGTATCAGCCCACGGCTTCGAGGGAGCGGTCACTAACCAGCCCCCCGGCGAGGGGCCTCCTAAGCCTCCAGAAGCGGCGCTCGGCCCAAATACTGAAATTCTAAATGTCTCCTGGGTGATCGCTAATCAAGCGGTGCGTTTTCCTTTCGATGGCCCGCGCCGTATCGGCCTTACGCTTCGAATTTTCGTCTGCAAGCGCCTTTTCGACGCACTTTGGCGTGCCCTTGTCCCAAAAGACCATACCACGAGTCACGTCTCGATGGTGCCTGCGCGAGCGAACCTGGGTCCCGCCCGTCACCTTCATCCCGTCCACGATCGCCGTATCGTTGCCTTTGATCGTGATTGCGTACTGGTCGTAAATCGCGTCGTCCGGCGCCTTCTGGATGGTCAGCGCCTTCTCCATAAACTCGGCGTCGGAGAGCGGCTCTCGGCGGCGCCCGCAGGCCGCGTGGACCATTTCCCCGCCCTCCTTGGCGAACCGAGCCGTCGTGCAGTCGCAGAACTGCGAACGCGGCTCTTGAACAACGCGCCACCCGGTTATCTCCATCCCGGCCATGACTGGTTTATATCGCTCGATGATGTAGGGCGAGACGACGCGCTCGCGAGAGAACGGCACGTCGATCTCGCCCTTAGCGTAGTATCGTTCCGGCGCGCAGGCGCGTTCGACCTGAGCAGCGGGAAGCTGCGGCATCTCGGCGCGCTGGCGCAGACCGACACTAAAAGGCAACCCGCGGCCCGATTTGTAGATGTCGAACGGGGACGCGACCTCGCCAATCGGCCCGCGGGGGTCCGCTAGCTTTCGCAGCCAGTCACGGATTCGGGACATAATCCTCGGGTACGACATCGGACTGCCAGATATAAACCGGGTGTTCGCTTTGAATATACACGGGTGCGGCCCACCCGGTTTGCATTCTCCGTGGCGTAGTGCAGTCCACTGGAGTCTTAACGGCTGGCAGCGAGGTCCCCGCGTGCGGAACTATTGGCTTTTGATCGAGCATTGTGCTTCCTCCCGTATCACCTTGCAACTAATCACGCGGGCTTTGAAGTCCGGGCCAACGCCGCGCGGGGGTTGTGGCGCGCCGAAACCTTGGTACGTTTGCCACGGCGGATAGCCGGGACCCGGCTGCGCGTACTGGCCGTCGTTGAAGTCCACGAACAGGTCGAATGGCTTACGTTTCGCCGACATACGTTTCCGCCGTCGCCTCGCCGTTCACGGTCGGCGGCTTCGTAACCACCTTCAGCGGCAATAACCGTTCAGGCGGGGACTCTTCCAACGTCGCGCTTTCGAGGCCAACGTTCAGCCGCAGCTTCGTGAACACGCCGAGAACGTGAACCTGCGTTATCACCTTGTGCTCGATTCCGGCCAGGATGATGTCGCTTCCCGCGAACTTCGCCAGCATGATAACCATGCCGCGCGCGAACGGCATCGGCACGGTCGAGGGTATCATAAAGATGCCGTCGTGCGTTTCGTCGTCAAAGCTGCGAAGGTACGGCACGGTGGGGGCTTCCTCTTTCGTGATGACGGCCTTCATCCGCACGGCCTGGTCGGCTACGTCCATGCGGTGCCCGCTGCCGACGTTGACCACGACGCCAGCGGTCCAGCCGACCTCGTGCTCCTTGCTCGCGTCGTCCATGCGCGGGAGTTCGATACCGCTTGGGGTCGTCTCGTCCACTTCGAGCATCTCCACGAGGATGCGATCGCCGTGTGGGATGAAGGTGAGCGGGTCCTGTTCGCTCAGGCGAATCTTGCGTTTTGGAATAAGCGCGGCTACTGGCAAAGTATTCCTCCTAGAAGTCGGGTGATTTGATTATACAGTACAGAATGAAACCGGCGAACGCAACGAATAGCGCAAGCCCCAGCCACCACATCATCGCGGCAAGCCGTCCGCTCCGCCGAAGTACGCGTCAAAGTCACGCTGGCCGATGAGGGCCTGCACGACCTCAAACGGCACCTGCCAGTGGTCGCGCGCCTGCTCGCGGCTGGCGGTGTTCGTCCGGTGGATACGCCCCACCACGCAGCGGTAGTCCAGCGCCTCGATGACCGTCGCCCCGTGCTTGCGTTGGTTGGTGAGGAATCCGTTGTCCTCGCCGGTGGCAACGTCCTCGAACGGGCAGCGCTCCCATATCGCGCGCCGAAAGACCATCGTAGACGAGGCGACGTAGCCGCCGGGTGGGGTAACGTGCCAGGCCAGCTTGCGCTCCGCGTCGATCGACAGCGGGTTGCGAATAGCGCAGATGTCGTCGCCGTACTGTTCGAGCAGCCCAACTTGGTAGGCCAGGCGCCACGGCGCGTAGTAGTCGTCGTCGGCCCAGAGGGCGATGATGTCGCCGCGCGCGAGTTCGATGAGGCGGTTCCACTTCTCGCCAAGGCTTAGATTGGACGGCTCATGGTAGTAACGAACTCTCGGTTCGTAAATCCACTGCTTGCGGTGAGGAGTATTCTGCCCATCATCGAGGATGACTAACTCCTTGTCAGTGTAGGTTTGTGCAAGGAACAAATTTACCGCCGAATGCAACAGCCACACGCGGTTCGCGGTCGGGAGAACGCAACTAACCAAGGGGAGACAATCCGCCGCTGTAGATTCTGTTGCGGAGCGCCAGCACACGGATGCAAGCGCGGGATACCGCATCCCACCCCTTCACCATTTCGGCGCCAGGGACGCATCCTTCTTCTTCCAAGTAGCGCCTGAAAGCCTCGGCTATATCCTCGCATTTCACCATTGTTCCAGAAGGTGGGAAATCCGTATCGCCGATTCGCTTCAGGGATTCTTTGGTATCTTTGTCCATTCGTTTCCTCCTACAATTGGGCAAGGTCGGGGTGATTCCGGTCCCGCCGTTGCGCCGCGATCGCGCCAGGCGAACGCCAGCGCCGCGGCCCGAGCGCGTCGAAGTTGTCCATGCGCGCAGGCTTCGGTTCTTCCTTCGGCTTCCGGTTAATCCCGCTCCACGGGTCACTCGCCGCAATCATGGCAAGACACAACGCGTCAACGTGGTCGTCGTGTCCGTTGTCGTTCTTTATCGCGCCGCTGGTCGTGCGGCGCACGCTTTGCAACTCCGACAGCGTTTTGAGGTCCGGCACAATCACGGTTGGCTCCGGTTTGCCGGTCATCGGGTCGCGGTGGCAGATAGTAGAGACGAGCCAGTCGTCCATAATCGGGCGCGTCTTGAACGTCGTTTCCCAGCCAGGGTATATCTTCTCGCCCGGTTCAGGGAAGTCCACGTCCAGGCGTTTCCACTGGTAGTAGTTACGCATCCCCGCATCCACGAGGCGTCGCACGACCGCGTAGCCGGACGCCTGCAGTTCGACGCAGGTGTAAGCGTAGCCGTACCACTTGTAGAGCAGCATCAACTGATCGCAGAAGGTAAACTCGTCCACGCGCGCTTCATACGTTGCGACCACCTTGAAGTCTCGCGCGCGAAGCACTTGGCACACCCACGCATCGGCGTCCAGCGAGCCGTACCGAATGCCGCCGGTGTCCACGCCAATCGCGTACTGTTCGCTGGTTTCCGGCGGTGCGTACAGGCGCAGTTCCTGCCAGTCGGAATGGAACGTGGTGTCGATACCGATGCGACCGCCTTCTTCGCGCAGGATACCGCGCGCAATCGGTTCCTGCCCGTGTTTTACGACGGCAGTGAGGCAGTCGCGATCGAACGGCGACTTCTCGTAGTTCACAAACGATTCGCTGACCGTCGTTGAATATTCCTGGTCGAACACCAGTAGCTTCAACTCTTGGCTGGCTTGCTGGAATGAGTCGATCTTCTTGCGGCGCCAGAACAGCCGATATGGCGACACGCCCATTTCTTGCAGCCGCATCTCGCTCTCGCGCCCGTACTTCGGGTCGTCTCCAATCTGCGTTAGGAACTCCGCGAGTTGCGCCTTCGATATGCGCTCGCACTCGCCGCGCGGGTTCTCGTTGCGCGTCGTGTATTCGTCGTGCTGAAAGAAGGGAGAGTACGCGAGAATCCAACCTGCATCGGGCCGTTCCGGTTCTCCGAGCTTGCCGGCGAATATCTCTTCGGGCGTAATGTTCACCGTCGTCTCAAGGCGGCGCACCCACTTTGGGTTCGCTTCGACCGCTTCCATTACCAGCGTATGGTACTCGTCGCCCATCCCGTTCGGCGTTGTGTCGATAATCACGCACGACGCTTTCCGTAACCCCATCGCAGAGAGCAAGCCGGTGTTCACTTCTTCTTTGCGCGCATCGTCCATGAAGGCGTACTCAGAGATAATGACGAGGTGCGGCGTTGTGCCACGCATACCGGACGGCACGGTTATCTGTATTTCGGAGTTTAATCCCGGGTCATACATACGCTGCTTGGGGTTGGGGTTATCGAAGAAGAGATGCTTGAGGTTTTGGATTCGGCGCTTCGGTTGCATGTGCATCGGCAGGCTATTGACCATTCCTGCGAGCACAGTCGCCTTTGCCATCGCTACGTCCTCGTCGTTGACGAGAATCATCGACTTATGGTTGGGGTGCAGCGAGTTGTACAGCGCTTCGCCTAGGCACCACGTCGTGCCGCCGGTTTGGCGCGACTTATCTTCGAGCACGCGTTGCGCTAGTCCACGGCGGCGTTGGCTTTCGAGGCAGACGCTGAGGATAGCTTGGAATACGAACGGCTTGATGCGGACCAGTTCGCCGTCCTTGTCGGCAACCTTGAAATAGTTCGTGATCGCGAACGGCGCGGAGTTCATCATTTGCGTCGTCTCGGCCAGGCGCCAGGCGTTTACCTCATGCGGCTCGGGCGCAGCGCGACCGTACTTCTCATGGAAGAAGTCTCCCACAGATAGCAACTCTGACGGAGCGATTAGACTCATTCGCCGCTCGGGACTTCCGCTGGTATCACCTGCATATTCCAGTCCTGGTCGATAGCGTAACGCACCGACATAAACGCGAACTCGAACTTGCACCGGAGTAAGTCCAAAATCTGCTCGCCGCGCACCCTAATAAGTTCTTCGTATGTAACGTCAACGGGAGCCTGCCAGTTCTTTGGGTAGAACTCGTCAACCAGCACGCGCGTCTGATACGCCAAACGGTCGATGCATGCGAAAAAGTCGGGCACCTCGTGGTGCTGGGGCAAATGCTTCTTGCCAAGAATGACGAGCATCTCGTGAAACTTATACAGGTCTACGCCTTTCACTAGCGCTCCAGCAATGCCAGGCGCGCGTACTGCTCGAACGAGGATTCCGAAGGGCCGTCGTCGCCGAGGTCCCGCAGCATATCTATTGCCTTCAGACTCGCGGCCGGGTTCCCGCAGTACGCCCACTTCCGCAGCAGCGATAGCAGCGCGCCGCGGCTTACGTCCCGCCGTTTGATTATCTCGCTAATCGAAGACGAGCCGATGCCGGTCTGCACATCGGTTAGCAGTTCGTCATGCCGTTCTGTCGCCTCGTCAACGCCGACTTGGTACACGATCGAAAGCGCTTTGTCGATATCGCCGTGGAAGTCTACGAGGTTGTCGAGGTAGCGGTCGTACCGTTCGAGTCGGCCGCGCTGGTCGGCCAGGTAGTTCGCGTTCTCGTCGTGCTGCCGCGCTTTGCGCTTGGGTGCGGCCTGCTGCTCGGGCACAGCGCCCGGAAGGGTTTTGTACGGGTCGATGTGGCGCTCGTGTTCGCGGTGCGCGGGCGCTGACGGAATCGCCAGCGGCGCTTCTTCTACGAAGTCAGGAATGAGCGGCGCGGGCTGCTTTTGGCGCGGCACCTACTCGACGCTCGTTAGCGGCTGTTCGTTCAGCGCGCCGATATCGAACGGGTCGTCGTCTCCTGGCATCGAGTCCGTCATTGAAAGGTTCTGACGGCGGCGCTCGCGTTCGGCTTCCGTCGCATCGTCTAAAACCACTGGCCCAGGTTTCTCGCCTGGTTCTTGCTTCGCGCGCTTCAACGATTGGTAACGGGCGAGGACCTCGCTGACGCGCTTGTCGATTCGCTCGCTCACGCGCTCCTCAATGTCGAGAGCCTGTGCCTCCCTGAAGTGCCCCAGCGCTCGAGCGTAGGAGTTTAGCGCGTTCGTAGTTCCCCATCCGAGCAACGCAAGGAAGGCGAGGGCACCGAATAGGAAATCCGTCACGCTTGCGCCTTTAAAGCCCGCACTACGTCGCGCACCACCTTCTCGGCTATCCTTGCCCGCACGTCGGCGCTGGGCCTCCGGCGCCACGGGACGATCGGTTGCAACCCCAGCGACAGCCACCCGCGCGCAGTCAGCCGTCGCTCGAAGTTGGGCCGGTGCGAGTCGCCAAACGGCTCCATCAGCCCGCGCTCTTGGTTCTCGTGCGAAAACCACTGCACCGCCGCCTTACTCGTCCCCAGCATCGTTGCCAGTTCCTGGGTATTGGGGCACCAGCCACGGCGAGAGAGAAATTCGGCTGCTCCGCGTAGAATGACTCTCATGCCATGCTTGCGAGCCTTTTCCGGCCACAGCGTTGGGACGGTCGCAGACTTACCAGCCGAAAAGCTGCGCCGTGCCCCATCTGCGGCACTTCCATCGAGCCCCCCGCTAAGGGAGGTCGGGCGCGGGCGTTTTGCAGCCAAGCGTGCAAGAAGGTTTTCTTCGCTCGGCACGAGGTGCTCGCCGCTGCCGTCATGGACGCGCTCGGCATGGAAGCCGGCACTCACGTTGCCAACCTCGACATCGAAGGGAAGCGGTGCAAGCGCTGCCGGTGCGCCTTGCCGGCGCTCTGGACCCTGGCGCGCTGCACTAAGTGCGAAGTCGATCGCCGAGTCGCCGCAGCGCTCGCTACCGAAGAACGCAAAGCGCGCAAGAAAGAACTCCTGGACCGCAGGCTGCTCACGCACGACCTCCTAGCGCCGCTTCCGGCGGTCGAATAGCCATACAGGGCTCCGTGTGCGGCTCGTGGCTCAGCACCTCACCGCAAACCCCGCACGTCACCACAACGGTCGATAGCTCCCGCAACCGCGACCGCGCCACCACCATCCGCACCCGAGCAATATCCGCCTTCACGCCGACACTGAGCCCCGACTCGTGCTCGGTCAAATACGCGCACTGCAAGCCCGAGCCGTTGCTGACGTAGTTTACCAGCGGATACCCAAAGTCGCACTCGCGCCACCCGCTCCACGTCTCAGCGCCATCGAGGCTCTGCGGCATCTTGAACCGCTTGTTCGGCAATGAAGGCAACGGCTACCAGGACGGAGAGGGCGTAATCTTCTCCGGCGAAGGCGGCAACATAATGCCAAGCTCGCTCGCCATATAGGCGGTGAGGGCTTCCAACTGCGAGATTCGCTCCTGATGATTGTACCGCGCGCAGTTTAACTCGTGGATGCGTTCGGCGTGAGTCGGGGGCTTGTTGGTCGCCTGCGGGACCCCGTAAGCGAGCCCTTGACTTCCTACGCCACTCAGGCTGTTGTCCATAGATTCCTCCTCTACAGCGCGGCGGCGGCGCGAACCTAGGAGCACCCAAAGCCCGCAACCACCGCCTGCACTAACAAACACTCTACGCCCGCAAACCACAGAAATCAACCCACCCAGCCCGCAGAAGTGAGATCACGCCAAGCACGGCGCAGCAACCCACGCCTCACTCTCGATTTTCTAAAAAATCGGCAACAACGCTTCGCCCGCGTAAGTGAGGTAACGTATAAACGGCGAAGCAACCAACCGCCAGTTTCAACGGCCTTTTAATAAAATTCCTCCCCTTCGCACCTCAGAAGCCCTCAACCCCCGGCGAGCCATCAGGCGTGAGGAACGTTCGGTACCCAGCCCCCCCTATCGACCGGTCTGTTCGCCTGCCGAAGGACTCCTCGCGCAAGCCTGGAGGACCGCGCGGACGGTGGTGCGGGTTTGGGTGGGCCGTCTCGGCTTCTGTGAAGCCTCGTCTTGTGTCGTTTACGACGGTTGGCTTCGCGGTGCGGGGCGTTGGTGCAGCGCGCTTGCGCGCGCGGGGTTGGGTTTGTGGCTTGCGGCTTCGCCCTGTCGGGATGTCGCTCGTTCGCCCTGACCGCGCTGCGGTCTGTGTCGGGCGAAGTCGCTGGGTGCGTGTTGCCTTCGGCCATCCGTGCCGGATGCTCGGCTCCGCCTCGTATCGGTGCCCCGTTGGGGCAAAGAAAGCCCCCATCTCTCCCGTAGGGTTCTCCTCCCCGTTGGCCTTGGTGGTCGCTCGAGTTCGGCATCGCTCGAGCCGCCGCGTTGCTCCCGGGATTTTGAAGCGCCGGGATGGTCGCGGTATCTGCCTTTGCCGTTAGCCTATGCGATAGTGCGGCTCCGGTAGCCCTTTGGGCGTCATGGCCTCGAGGAGAACGTCGATAGGCGTGATACGTTCTGGCGAGAAGCTCGCGATCGTGCCTGGCGGCCTGCGCCGGCCTCTGATGCCGGCTGCCGTCTTGGCGGTCGTGGCTGTCCCGCATTGAGAGCGATGGCGCTTGTACTCGGCCATTTGCTTCTTGCTGCGGCGTTTGTGTCGGCGAACGACCTTGTTCGGCAGATCAACGAACTCGCGGCCGATGATTGAGTATTTGTGCTTGCGCCGGCTCATGCTTCGAGCGCCGCGATCGTCGCCTCGGTCTGAGGCGTCAGGGAATCGAACGGCTCATCTCGAGCCTCGAGCACGACCCATCGCCCTGAGCGGAGATGCTCGAGGATGCGATCGACCTGTGTCTCGGTAGTTCTCATGGGTGATGGCCCTCAGTTCGGATGCTTTGTGCCGATAGAATACCACGGCTGTCAAATGCAAACGCCCGGAGCCATCACTCTCCAGGCGTAAGCGGAAATGACCCGAACCGGCCGCGCCGAGCGTACCACAACGCACCGCGCTCCGTCAACTTTTCGCGGTCCCTCGGTAGTGGGTCATTTAGACTTTTGTCTGGTTGACTCAAAGCCTTGGCTCCGCCCCTCGGTTCTGGTACGCTTGAGCCATGCCTAAACGCTCAAGGAAAGCTCCGGGCGATTACAATGTGAACGCCGCCCGCATCGTGGCGATCGCCACAGGCCAAGAACCCCCTAAGCCTACCAAACCCGTCAAGCCTCCCGGTCCCAAGAAGAACCCCCACGCGGTCGCGCTCGGTCGCAAGGGCGGTAAGGTTGGCGGCAAAGCTCGCGCCAAGGCGCTAACCGCTGAGGAGCGCCATTCGATCGCGGTTAAGGCTGCGAGGGCACGGTGGGGAATGGCGGACGATGAGTGACGACACCGAGGAATTGGCCGAGCAACCAAAGCCGAAGCCCAAGCCGCACGGGAAGCTTCCGTTGCCAAAGAAGCGCAAGAAGAAAGGCGCTAGCGGCGGGAAGCGGGGCGGCGGCCGGGGAGGGAGGCGTTCCGGCGGTGCTTCGGGCGCGGTTGAGGCGCTGAAGAAGCTTCGCAAAAAGACGAAAAAGGGGCTACGGAAAAAGTCCCGCAAGGCGCTACGGAAAAGCCGTCGCGGAGGGAGGCGCTAGAGACCTTTTCCAATTCGCGAGCCGCAAGGATCGCAAGCTTTGGTATCGTGAGAACCCCGCAGGCTTCCGAGTCATCTTCTTCGGGGTCGGTGATATGCGATGCGAGCGTTATGGATTCGCTGCCTTCGGATATGAGCCAACCGATCGAAACACAATCGAGCGAACCGCTCGGGTAATCCGCTAGCTGCTCAACGGAAACCCAATCGGAGCCGGGGTCCGCGCTATCGACCCATAAAACTTGAACGAGCGGCCAGCGCATTTGCGTCTCCCGTTTGGCGCGATATATGGTCATCGTAAGTTGACGGGTCCAGCGCTATATCCGCGAGAGCTAATACCAAAGCGGCGGAGTCCATATTCTCCAGCTTAGACAATGCTGAGTCGGTTACGGCTAGGCGAAACGTTTCTTAAACTCGTCAACGGTGAAATACGTTACCTTGCCTAGCGCAGCTTCTCGTTTCCCTTGCTCATAATCTGCATCCGCTCGGAGCTGATACTCTTCCGATTTTAACGCTCCAAGCCTAATGTTTTCCTCATCTACAAGCGCGTAGACTTTTTGCATCAGGGCCATCGCTGCGCCAAAATAAAAAACAACGTTCTGCCTAAGAGGTATCAAGGTTTCGGAATCCAGCGAATCTATTAAACGGGCTACCGCTCTCATACCAATTGTCCCGCTCTCGAAAAACTGTGGGATAAGGTCGAGCAACTGCTTTCGCATCGCGACCGGAACCTCGAACCAAAGGTCGTCAATCCCGCCGGCAACCAAAAGAGCGCGGCTTGTCCAATCCGAAAATTGCTCTAGCCAACCTTCCAACTCGTCACGGTCGGCAACCTCACGCGCTTCGGCCCGCTGCCCCGCGCTCAGGAATTCAGGGAGGTCGCGAACGACTTCTTCGAGGAGCGTGGCCACGTTGATAACGTTTGGGCGGCGTTGGGGCTGCGGCCTGTAAGCGATCGCGACGGCTCCTCCATACAGCGGCTAGGTTGGCCCCGGCCTGAGTGAGACGCCGAGGGGCCTTTCGGCCCCCCTAGTAGGCAGTTATCCGCTTGCTAGCTTCAAACTGACCCACTACCGCCTCACCGGGTAGTGGACGGGGCTCGAAGTGCTTCTCGTCGGTTTCCGCGCCGATCGTACCACGCCGAGCTCGCCGACGCAATCCTAGGAGCGGTTTTGCCGCGAGCGGATGAGTGGTAGCCCTCGGCCTCGATTCCTAGCGCGTCCTAGCGAGGCTGTGCCCCTCGTTTCGTCGCCGGGTTCCTCGCTTTGGGCCGAATTAGCGCCTGCGAGCCGAAAAATACCCGCTAAACCCCTTGCGCTGATGTACAGGCGTGATGTACAATGGATACACAGGAGGAAACCTAATGACGCTTTCAGAGAAATCCGCTCTCGCTCGCCAAGAACTCGAAGCCGCTTGTGCCGCTTTGGCCGCGGCGCCTCAACAGGACGATCGCTGGCGCGCCCTTTGCACCGCTCGCGCCCGGTGCGTAGCTTACGCGAAGTGCGGTGCCTAATGGCTCGCTGCAAAGAGTGCGGGCTACCGCAAGGAAAACACACCTCGGAATGGGGACGCATGACCTACCACACCGTGAGCGAGTGCGAGTTTCAGCAAAAGGTTAATGCCGGGATGCGCCCGGTTGATGCCTTCGCTGCGACGTGCGCCGCCGCAAAGGAGGGTGGCTAATGGCTCGCCCCGCTTACCAGTTGCGCCTCTCCGACACTGAGCGCGCCTCGTTTTTGGCGGTTCTCGGCCAGGACGAAACGATGGCCGCCTTCCTCCGCGCGGCAGGCGAGGCTCTCGCCAAACGCCGCCGCGCCACCGCCTCGAAAGGAGGACCCCCGAAATGATTGCCGCCTCTCTTTCCCACGCGCTTGCGGTTGGCGCGGTTCTCGGCGGGGTTGCGGCGAGGTTCGGCGCGCACGGCTGCCCGGCGGCGCCCGTTGAGCGCGCACCTCACGCCGGCGCTCGCCCACGTTGCCGCCCTCTACGCCTCCGGCGCGGCGGTTGGCGTGGCGCTAGCGTTGGCGACGATCGCCTTGAAGGCGCGGAAGGCAGCGAAGCAATGACGTGCGAGAAATGCAAGCGCGAGTGCCGTCCGTGGCCGCTCCGCCGCCCCAACCGCTGCTCGCCGAAAGATTGGGCGATGTGCATCCGGTGGCCCGGATGACGCTCACTGTTAACCACGATTGCGGCGAGCCGCGATGCGTTAATCCGGCGCACCTGAAAGTCCAGGCGCGATGAGCGAGGCTTATCGTTGCGTCGTTATAGACCCGCCCTGGCCGGAGCGTGGCGGCGGCAAAATAAAGCGTGGCGCCGACCGTCATTACCCGCTCTTGGATACCGACGCCATTACCGGGGTTCTGAAGTCCGATATTGAGCCCTCGCTATCGCCGGATTGTCACCTTTGGCTTTGGGTCACGAATAACCACCTCGAAGCCGGGCTGTGGGTCATCAAATACCTCGGCTTTCGTTACGTCACGAACCTTGCGTGGGTCAAGGACCGAATCGGGCTCGGTCAATACCTGCGCGGGCAGCACGAGCTTTGCCTTTTTGCGGTTCGCGGAGCAACGTCGTTGCCCGAGGTGCACGACGTGCCGAGCGTCGTCTTTTGCCCGAAGGGGGAGCATAGCCAGAAGCCGCAGTTAGCCTTCGACGCTATCGAGCGCGTGAGCCCCGGCCCGCGGCTCGAAGTATTCGCTCGCGACCGCCGCCCAGGTTGGGACGCTTGGGGCAACAACGTTCGCGCAGACCTTTTCTCTTGAAGGCGCGGCGAGGCCGATCGCGGAACGGGTAGGCTCCCGATCGTCGGGGGTAGGCAAACGGGCTCGCGCGAAAGCGACGAGCCTTTTTGTTTCCCACCTCTTTACCACGCGGGAAGAAAGTGGTAAAGTGAGGCAATGAAGCGAAGCCTCAACGATGTCACTGTTTCCGTCCGCTGCACCAAAGCAGAGCGCCGAGCGTTTAGGAAAGCTGCTAAGCTTACCAGGCGAACGCTCTCCGCGTTTATGTCGTGGGCGGCACGGCTGGCGATGGACACCTCGCCTTCGCTGCATGGCCGCGGTGCGTCTGAGTCACCGCAGAGCTCGCCGGATGCTCCGAAGTCCGAGCCGGGACGCGTGGAAGCTGCCGCGGTTCAAACGGCAGCTTCTCCCGAGATTGAAACGAAGGAATGAAGCTGAGATGAACGATAGCACGCCCGCGGCCGAGCCGCAAGCCTGCCCCGATTGCGGGTGCGACGTTGGCAGACACGGAACCATGTTCGGCTGCCTAGCCATGGTTGGCGATGAGCCGAGCCCCAAAGGCGTACCGCGCTACAAGTCGTGCGCGTGCCCCAACCAGCGCGGTTGGCTCGAGGAATACTTCGATAAGGGAGGACCGAAATGAGTCGCCTCGACCTCATGGGTTCCGGCTTAACCAGCCGCCACTCCGGGCAGGCGGTGAACGAACACCCCGCGGCGGACGTTTCGGAGGAGCAGGCTCGGGCTTGGATGCGCGCCGACGAGGAGCGCGCCCAGCGCAAGCTTAGAATCGCGCTCGACAACCTCGCGGCGTTCGGCTTCCCGGGGTTACCGACGTGATCGAGATCGAAGCGCGGATTCGCAACGCCGCAACCGATAAAACGCTGCGCGAGGCGGCACGCGTTATCTGGGCACGCGAGGCCGTGAAGCTGTTCGAGGACCAGCCGCGAACGGGGCTCCGCATTTCGGACTCGGGGAATTGCGTGCGCCAGGTTTACGGCAAGCTCAACGGCAACCCCGAGGCGTTCGATTCGCACGTTCAGTTGTTCAACCTCGATGAGGGTACTCTGACCGGCTGTTGGTGGGCGTGTCTACTCGCGGCCTCGCTCGAAGCGGATGGCTACGTTGTCGAGTTGGAGCCGGAAGTCACGCTTGACGGAATCCCCGGTCACATCGACCTGTATTACACCTGGCCTAGCTATTTACAGGACGTTACCGGGAAAGCGTTTTTTGAAGATACCGGCGTTGTGGAGTTTAAGAAAACTGGCTCATGGACCGCTAGCCCGCAACGCTGGCACGTTCTACAACTCGGTTCCTACCTCGCAGCGAAAGGCGTCGAAGATGGCGCGATCGTTAGCATCGCCCCCGCCGCGAAGGTGAACCAGATTGCCGTAACGTGGTACAAGCTGAGCGACTTGCAGTTCGACGTTGCCGTGGAGTGGGAGCGGCTTTCGGCGGCGCTCGGACCCGTCGAGCCGACCGAGGATGCCGTCGAGGCGTTTCGGTGCAAGGGCTGCCCCGTAGTCCGCTGCCAGCGCAACCCGGCCTTCGTCACTGATGGCCTACTAGAAAAGTTGGAGGAAAGCTATGCCGCAAGAAACGGTTGAGAGTCGCGCGCTAGCGATTCGCGAGGAACACGCTGGCGCTATCGCAATCGGCGAAAGCAGGCCGCTTAAATACTCGCTGCCAGAGCTAAAGCAAATCGGCGAAATGATGTTCGCCAGCGGAATGTTCCGCGACCTGAAATCCGTACCGCAAGCGATGGTGAAGATTCTTGCCGGCGGCGAGTTAGGCTACGGCCCGTTTCATTCGCTGACCGCCTTCCACGTCATCGAGGGGAAGCCGGTCGAAACGAGCGGCGAGATTACTGCGCGCATTAAGCGTAGCGGGAAGTATCGCCTTGAGTCGTACTTCATCGACAAGAACGGGGAGCACCTCGACCCGGTAAAAACCAAGGCCACCGAAACGAACGGCTGCGTCGTGGTTATCCACGAACGGCTCGACGGAACGTGGTTCGCGCTCGAACCGGTCGTCTTTACGAAGGAGGACGCGGCGACGGCGGGGCTTCTCGGGAAAGACGTTTGGAAGAAGTACCTTCGTAATATGCTGTTCGCTCGGGCGCTGACGAACGCCGCGCGCTTCCACTGCGCCGATATTTTTGGCGGGCCGATCTATACGCCCGACGAGTTGGGCGCGGAGGTTACGATCGACAGCGAAGGCTTCGAGTCGCTCGTGCCGCCCCCGCAGGCGCGGGAAGCGCAGACGATCGAGCAGGCCCCGGCACCGCATGTGCCAATCGACGCTGATACGCCTGAAGCGCGGGCCGCCGGCATCAAAGCGGTTCATACGTTGGCGCGCAAGCACGGGGTCGATCTCGATTCGCCCACCTCGCCGTATCGCAAAATCTTAATCGAACACTTCGACATCTTCTGCGACCCCGAAGTGGAGGTTTCCTCGAAGGCGCTGAGCGCGCCGGAACTGCGGGAGCTGTACCGGCTCGTGACGGAGCACATCCGCGAGCGCGACAAGGCTGGCGCCGCATGAGCCGCTGGGAATGCGCTAAATGCGGGCACGGCAAGGGCACCTTGCATGAACTAAAGACCTGGCCCCCGTTCTTCGGGGACATAATCGAGGGACGTAAATCTTTCGAGCTTCGACGCAACGACCGCAACTTTGAGTGCGGCGACGATCTACGGCTACGAGAGTGGAATCCCGAGACAAAAGAGTACACCGGGCGCGAAACGATTCGTTACGTTGCGCTGATTCTCACGAAACACGAAGGGCTCGCGGAAGGCTTCGCTCTCATGGGCTTGGTGCCAGCATGAGCGAGGTGTACGCGCGCCAGCAGGAGCGGAAGCGCAACGCCCCGCCCGCTCGGGATTGGCCGACGACGCTCGCCGCGATACGGGCCGCGGGAGGCGCGCGCGAAAAGGCGTGCCCGGTACAGAAGGACCGCCAGGCGTTCGAGGACCGCTTCGGCGGCGTTGGAGACGAGCGTTGAGCGCGCACACTCTCCTGGTTGGCGGGCTGTGCGTGCTGGCGCTGGCGATCGTCGTGCTGGCGGTTCTGGACGGCTTGCGCGCGTGGAGGAACCCGTGAACCGCCGCGCTCGCTACCTACGCCGGGAGCGAATTTTGAACGCCTTCGCCATCCTAGCGTTGCTGGCGGTATCAACGTTGGCCGCGCTCGTCTACAACAGCGCGAGCCTCCGATGAGCGACGAGATAGACCGGCCCGCGTTCGACGCCGTGGTTTGCGCCGAAGTTGACGGAGACTACCGCGACGTGGTGGTTCACCGCAACGCTACCGGGACGTTTGCGTTCCATTCGCCGCTCGTCAACGGCTCAATTCACTGCGATATTTGCGAGAAGCCCGGCACCAAGGTTTACCTCGAAGGCTGCAAGCATGACTAACGACGAAGTGGGGCGAGCATGATCGCCGGTTTCGCCCTGCCTGGCGGCTCGACGTGCTGCCGCCCATGCCAGCGCCGGAAACCGCGCGAGTGGAGTTCCGTCGTGCCGTCCGAGGTCGCCGCCGGCCTGGCCTGTAGTTTTTGCGGTTCGCCCTTGGTGGCACCGCTGGAGTTCGTCCCGCCTAAACGCGCCATTGAACCTTGGCTACTACGCTAACCACCACGCTATGAAAGGAACCCTATGAAGCCGATTCTTCTTGCCTTCGCCGCCGCGCTTGCGATCGCAACAGCCGCCCCAGCACGAGCCGCCACCGAATACGTCCTAATTTGGACGAACTACAATCCATACACTACCGAGGTCGCGGGAGGACCGTTTGACTCATCCGCGGAGTGCTACGCCGTTCTGAACCAGGAAAGCTACGTCCCGGGCGGCGCTTATTCTTGCCGAATGATATACGTTCCGGGACAATGAGCGCCACTGAAGCTGGGTTCCGCTGGTGAAGCGCCAAAAGTTGCCGCGCACGCTAAAAGACGAGCAATTTACGAAGGTCGCCGCGCTTTTAGCCGACGCTTTCGGGATTCCCGCCAAGTGCCGACTTGACGAACGTAAAGGTAGACAATATAAAACCTTTGGCCGCCTACTGAATTCAGGTCGCGCAACACCCGGTCTAAAAAAGGAGCCAGTATGACCTTAACGGGGCCGCTTTGGGCACTCTCTGCCTTTCCGTCTCCGAAGCAAGCGAGAGCGGCCAACTGCTTGCCGGTGAAGATAGGAAGTAAGAACCATTTGAACCTGCCGTGCTTCAGCGTCTGGAACGCACTCCCGAAGTCTACGGCAGCAAAAACCCATGCGGGGCGTAAAGCCCCTTTGACGGGCGACACTCGACATTCGGTCGAAGTTAGGGTACGCTTGGGTTCCAGAATCCGTTTCAGCGCGCCTATTCATCGCGCACCTACGCCGCGGCGAGAGCAATCTCCTGCGGCGTTTGTGTCTGGTTCGCCATGAGGCGGGACGATATTTCGTCCATCCAATCGTTGCTCGGCCCGCTGATGAAGCTCCCGAGCATCCGCAAGCCGCAGAGTTCCTTCGAGGACTGGGCGCGTTTTTTGACCGACTGCGACGAGGCCGGGCTTAGCGCCGTCTCGGACAAGGGGCAGTTCGCAACGGAGCTTGGGTTTGCACTGTATCGCCGGTGGCGCTGGCTGGCCTACGCGAAAGAGTTTGGCCTATCCTACGCCGCCGCCGAGGCCGCTTGGGACCGTTACTCGGGCGCTTTACCGCGCCGTCGCCCTATCGTCGCGCCTGAGCCACGCCAAGGGGCAGAGAACGCACCTCAAACGCCGACTACGCCCGTCGCGTGGGTCGCCGACGCCCACGCCTTCTTCGAGGCCGCGCAACCCGTCGCCGAGGAAGCGTCGGAGGAATCCTTCGCCGATCTAAAGCTCCTCTGAGCAACGAAAAACAACGCGGCGCGGGTTGACCCGGACTACCGCTAGGAGTATCGTAGGAGCTATGCCAGCCACTAAAAGCTATGCCAGCCACTAAACGCTATCCCGAGCAACTTCACGCGCTCGTCCCCGAGGGGACTTACGACCGCATGAGGCGCATCCTCGGCGCGACGGAAAGCTCGGCCGACTTCCTTCGGTCGGCTGTCGAGTCCGCGCTTCGCAGGGCGGAGCGGAAGGCCACCCAGGATGGCTAGCGCGGAAGCCGCACGCTGGGAGGAGGGAATGCCTGCCTCCGCCACCACCGCTAAGGGGGAGACGGGGAAGTGAGCGCCGTGAAAGGGCTCTCGCTGAAGGCGCGAACGGAAGCCGACCCCGAATCGAGTTGGCAGACGCCGCCGACGTTGTTACGCCGCGTTCGTGAAGCCTTCGGGGGAACGATAGACCTCGACCCATGCACGACACCTGACAATCCGTGCGAGGCAACGCGGTTCTGGACGCCGAGTGATGATGGTATTTTGCAAGCCTGGGTCGGTCCGAATATCTACGTCAATCCGCCCTACGGGTACACGATAAAACATTGGGTGGAAAAATCTATCGTCGCCTCAGTCGAAGGCAATCGCGTTATTTTGCTTGTTCCGGCGCGTACAAGTTCCGGGTGGTTCCGTGAAGCCGCGCTGAAGGCAAACGCCATCCTTTTTCTGTCGCGCCGGCTAGCTTTCAAGGGCGTCGAATCGAAGGGCACAGTCGGCCGCTTCGACAACGTGCTCCTCGGCTTAAACCACGACCTGGCCGCGCTCGCTGACCTTGGCCTTCGCATGACCCCCCGAGAGAGCGATGAGCGGGAAACGGGAGGCAAATGAAACGCATATTTTTCGGCGTCGCGCTTTGGTTCAGCGTGATGGTTGCGATGGGTTCGTGCGCCTACGACACAATGGAACGCAAGGCGTGGCCGGTTGGCCTAACTATAGGCGATTCCATCTTTACCGTTATCTTTTGGCCGTTTCAGATCGGTTGGGACTTCGCGCGGCCCGACAATTGCGGCATCAACCCGCCGCCGCCCCCAACGGCAGGCGATACGCGGTCGGCCAAATGAAGGGAACCTCCGCGGGGCACCCGGGCGAGGGTGGACCGTGATGGATAAGCCGAGCCTTACACCTGGCGCGAGGAAAAAACTTGCAGTAGAGCAACGCTTTTTGCAGTTATGCGAACCAATCCCCGAAGGCTTCGGTTGCTGGGAATGGCTTGGCGTTGTTGGCCGAAAAGGCTACGGGAAAATAAGAATCGACCAGCGGATGGTCTCAGCGCACCGCGTCTCATGGAATCTACACTTTGGCGACCCCGGGGATTTATGGGTGCTTCATCGTTGCGATAATCCGACGTGCGTGAACCCGGCGCACCTATTTCTCGGAACCCATGCCGACAATATGCAGGATATGGCGCGGAAGGGGCGTTCGACAAAGGGGCGCAAGATAGCGCAACCGCGACTCGCGCGGAAGCCTCGGCTATGAGCGCGAAAGACGCGGCTGAGGCGTATTGCGACCGCAACTTCCCGAGCATTTCGTGGAGCTACGCAACGCGGCGCCAGGCCGAGGAGGCTTTCCGCGCTGGCGTAGAGTGGGCACTTTCTCCGCCGACACCGGAGGAGATTCGCGATGCTGGTCGAGCCGTGAACGCGACGAAAGCGCCGAGCGGGAAGTGGTCCGACGTATTCGCGGAAAAGATTGCCAGCGCTGCCATCCTCGCATTCTTAGAGGAGCGCAAGCGATGAAACGCTTTGAGGTAATCTTCTTCGTGGACGCGCCGAATCTCCGAGAAGCGAAACGCGCGGCGCGCCAGCTAGTGAAGTACGGTACGACGCCAGCGGAGTTCGTGGACGATCTAATCAGCGGCTTACGCGAAGTTAAGCCGAGCAAACGCTAGAAGGAGAGACAAGGTGACCCCATCTGAGAAACTTTACTACCGCCTTGCGCGGCTTCAACCGAACAAGGGTGATCCGCCGACGCTGCGCTTGCTGTTGTCGCGGGCCGAGATCGCGCTCATCCTTCCGGCGCTGAAAGCGCACTACGGCGTGTCGGAATACTTGGGAGTGCCGGAAAATGGCTAGCACCCCTCCCACCCCCAACTCGTCGGAAAACAAGGCAGCGTCGGCATCAGAGGTCGCGCTGCTCAACGAGAAGCACGCGCTCTCTCCCAGCGCCAGCGAACCGACTCCCAAAGAGTGTAAGTGCCACAACACTTCCGCTGCGGAGCCGCCGTGGCACTACTCGACCTGCGAGCAGCGATGCCCCTCCGTCTATGACGGTCGGACGTATTACCCTGGGCCGCAGCGTGGCTTTCACTGCATACTCAATCGCGGGCACAAAGGCTTGCATCAACATACGGGAGACGAATGGAAGTGAGTAGCGAGGAGATTTGCAAAGAGTTGCGCGGTCGGCTGGGTGTCTATTGCGCAGCGAATAAAGCGGCCGATCTTATCGAATCCCAAGCCTCGGAGCTTGCCGCCCTTCGTAGCAACGTCGCCGAGCTAGGGCGGGAGCTTTTCACGGGCGAGAAAGAGGCAGAGCTTGTACGGTTAAGGGGGCTCGAAAGCCGAGCGAAAGAATTGACCTCGATAGAGTTCGCGTTGGAGGTCGCAGCAAAACTCACCTGGACGATTCGCGCAGGCCCGAAAGCGCCGCTCGAACCCGACCATCTTAGCAACGCGGAAGAGTTGCGAAACGCTATCCGCGCCATACTCTCGGAGGAAACCCAGTGAACATCGCCGAGCTGCTTTTCATGGGCGAGAAAGAGGCAGAGCTTGTACGGTTAAGGGGGCTCAAAACGAAGCTGCTCGCCTTTTCGATGACGCCGCCACCAAACGGGCACCCCGGTACGTTCGCTAAGTGGCGGAACCAACTGCGTGCCATACTCTCGGAGGAAACCCAGTGAGTGTCACCGTTCAGCGAATCGAGGTCGGCTACGAGTACGGCTGCGCTAAGTGCGGGCGCTGGTTCAGAGTCTTTCAAAACTTTATGCACCACGAATGCGTAGGCAACCCATGACTCGCCCCTCTGAAGCGGAAGTGAAGCCCGGCATGACCGTCACGCTTTACCGCGACGATAGTACGGCGCAGGTCGTCTACGAGAACTGCAAGACGTTCTTTTGGACGGCAGGTAATACGGTGCTAACCATTTCGCAGTACGTTGACGCCACCAAGACTGCACACCGTTACATTCATTGGCCTCGCGAGCGATTCTGCTGGTTCAAAGACGATGGAGTGAGAGCATGAGTAAGGAAGCGGAAGTGAAGCCGATTGCCGAGGAGGCGATTCGCACCGCGATACGCTTACTACGCGACAACGCCGCACACTGCGGGGGCGATGGCAGCATAACCTGTAACTCGATGCGTTTGGCGGCGGATGGCCTTGCACGCGACGCCTTCCCCGCATTGGAGTCCCAGGCCGAGCGCATCGCAGAGTCGGAGGTGCACGTTACGCTGCTTGAAGGCGTCATCCACGAGCACGACCTTGAACTCCGAGCACGCTGTCGCCAAGTCGCATCGCTAGAGTCCTCGCTTCAAAAAGTTCGGGCGCTGTGTGAGAAGCCGCTCGAGCCGACCCGAGAACGAGAGGAAAAGGATGAGCAGTCAGCCCCTACAGCCGAGAAAGGAAAGCCGATGCGCTGGACTATGACAACGCCGGGTTACGGTTACGCATACGCTTGGCGCAATGGACCTCGATGGTCATTGGACCATCTGCGTCACGGGCGCATCCTCGGCTTTTTAAGAACGCTTTGGTTTACGCTCGTCCTTGGTCATATCAGCGAATCGTGCCAAGAATGTGGGCGACCGTATCTGCTGTGGTGGGCTGACAACGAGCTTTATGACGCCGTGACGGGGCTTGGCGCAAGAGGCGGATGCTCCCCTGGGCTTTTTTGTCTCGACTGTTTCGATCGTAAGGCTCGCAAGCAGGGTGTCACGTTTCGCTGGAAACCGGAGATTCACGAATGAGCGATTCCCCCCTATCCGCTACCGAGCTTGCCGCCAGAGGAGACACGAAGTGAATCCAGCGTCATTGTTAGGAATCGCTTTGTCCGTTCAATCGGCGTGGGCAGCGGTATACTTTGGGGTACTTGCGGCTCGCGAAGGCGGAATACCGCACGATTTTTGCCTCCATATTTCCATCGGTTATACTGTCGCGACATTCGTTTTCGCGGCCCTCGGGAAGTTATCATGGGGCCTCTAACAGCTACCGAGCTTGCCGAGATTGCGAAGCGGGCCGAAGATGCTACTCCGACCGTCAAGCCGAGCGAAATGCGGTTCGCCGCCGCGAGCATCGAGTGCGAAGAACTCGCCAACTGCGTAAAGTGCGTGCTGTGCAAAGCGGCGGACCTTCTTACGGACGGCGCGTTCGAGCTTGAGCTACTCTGCGAAGCCCGCACCGACATTCCTCGCCTTCTCGCAGACTTACGCGCCGCCCGCGAAACCTTGAAACGCCTTGCGGAGCCCGATGGGGCGGTGGTGGATGGTGGGCGTGTTCGGAAAACCATCGAAGCAATGAAAGCGTACCTTACCTTCTACGAAATGGACGACCCGCTCAACCCGCCAACACTACGGCAGCGGGCAGCGCGAGAGCAAGGTGCAACGCGGCTACGGCTTTGGATTTACGGGCTCGAAAGCGCGTTTCCGAACACCGAGCCGCGCACACCGGAAGAAGCGGAGGCCATCAAAGCAGCCGCAGCGATGGCAGGCGCGGAACACGCAAGCGCGGATGCACCACGGGCCGATAGTTCAACGGTAGAACAACCGACTCTTAATCGGGAAACGGGTAACGCTTCGGGTCGCGAACCGGAGCGTCGAGTGTTCGACTCACCCTCGGCCCCAAAGAAACACGCAAGCGCGGATGCCGCCGTGAGGGAGGAATGAAGGTGGATGGTTCGTGGCTCGCCGCGCTGGCGATTGGGCCGGATGAGCGTGACGACCCTTACGGGCCTTTCACGCCTGAGGAGTGCGCGCTCGGCGAAGCGTTGTACGAGCGCATCATGCACGAACGGCGCTGTGTCGCCGAGGACAGGCACAAGCCTGGCGCCTACTGCTCTCGCTGGCATGAAGTGCGCCGTCAATTCTCGTGGTATGCAGACGCGCGCGAACTGCTGCGAGCGGCTCAGTTTTGCCTTCGAGATGCGGCCAAAAGCGGCGAAGCAACACCCTCGCCCATCGGAAACGTCGGAGCGGATGCCGCCAGCGGGGAGAGGGAGGCGTGAGACACGCGCTCGCCACCTGCATCAGAGCGCCCGGCATCGCGTTCGGCCTGCTATGGGTCGGCCTGAGCTTTGCAACCGTGGTGCCGTGGCTGGTGCTGGCAAACTGGGTGGAACGTCCGCGGTGAAGGATAAGGAGGCGCGAACGCTACGGTTCTCGGTTCCGCGCGCGCCGGTGTCGACGAATGAAATGTACCTTCGGCGGAATCTTTCCGGCGGCGGCAAAGGCCTCATGCTTTCTGAAAAAGCCAAGACCTTCAAGGCGTCGGTGCGCGACCACGGAACGGCGGCTTACATCTCGGCACGACATTTTTTGCCGTTGCCAGAAAAGGTGAAGCAGGCGGAACTTTCGATTGTCGTTTGGAACACACGCCACGACTGTTCAGCGGCCGAGAAGCTGGTAGCCGACGCCCTCGAGGGAATCTTTTACAAGAACGACCGCGCGGTTCACCCTCGGCACAACGATATAGGTAACGACGGCGGGGAGCCGCGCGTGGAAATCACCCTGGAAATACTAAACCCTTGAGCAACTCAAAACGACGCCTCGCGCGTCATGGAGGAATAGAAATGAACGGACCCCCGGTAAACCAGCCCCCGATGACACCGCAGCGCCCACTGAGCGAACGCGAAGCTCGCGTCAACCTCGCGTTCGGCGTGCTTCAGGCCGTGAAGGTGGACGAGCACGAGGAGGAGGCGGAGGTGCTGGCGCTACGCGCGGCGTGCGCGAAAACCATCCGCGAATTTCTCGAATCGACGGCGCCGGACGCCGCAGTCGAAGCGGCGTGGAAGAACGCGGCGGCGACGAAATGAGCGCCGAGATTTGCGAGCGCTGCGGTACGCCTCCCGCTAGCCACTCCCGCGCTATCGTGGCGATCTACGAATCGCCGTTCAACCCGACGAAAACCGAGAGCGTGCTGGTGTGCCCGGACGCGCTCTACCTCGAAGCGGAGCCTTCGCCGCACCCAGCCGCGGAGAAGCCGCCGCGAAAGGCTACGGCGAAAGGGTGACTGTCGAGGAATACCGCAAACGGGTGATGGACCGGATGCTGCGCCGCGCAATCCGACGCCGCCCGCGTTCGCCGGGTAGCAGCAACGGGCACTTCGTTTGCGTGGATTGGTCGAAGCGCACGCGAGGTCCAGGCGCTATGGCTGCTGGTGCTGAAGCCCAATCGTTTGCCGCATCGCCTCGTTTGCCAGGCCTTTAAACTGGAAGTGCGAGAATCCCATCGCGGATAGCATAGCTTCGGCAAGCGGGGCTCCGGGCGCGCCACTCAAAGCGTACTGCGCTAGGGTTCCCGGGTCCCATTTGCCATCCGCCTTCTTGGTGGGGAAAGACTCTTCGCCGTAGGTCATCCACGGGTCCACGGCGCCGATACCCGACTTCAAGGGCTCGCCAACTGTTGAGCGCATAAACTCAGCGGGTCCCGCGGCTAGCCTCTGCCCTGCGGTTCCCTTGTCGCCGATGGTGAGCGCACGGCCAACGTCGGCAGTCGGTAGGAACGCCTCCCACCCTTCGTTGCCGGGCTGCGGTTTGTTGCCGTACATGACGCCACCCGTCGCGCGGTTGAGGAACGCGGCGCGCGGGAGATTGCGCGTAACGCCGCCTGCAACGGCTCCGGGGATGCCGCCGCGGAACGTACCGAATGGCGCGATATACCGAAGGTGCTTCTGGATTGGCGCGAGATGCTCGTAGTCTACGAGGCGCTTGGACGCCGTGCCGCCAGCGCGAAGGGTAGACGCCGTTTCGTCCGACATTCCCTCCGGTAGCTTGCCGAGTGCGCCAGCGGTTTCGCCGGACTCTTTCATCATGCGTCCGTAGATAATCTTGAAAGCCGCGTCGGATGCCCAAACTAGCTTGTTATTGAGGTACGCCCACTTGGAAACCAGCGGGATTGACTTACCGCCGATGACCGGAACGTTCTTGCCGCCAATGCCGGGCATCCAGTTGGGAAACGTCTCAGCGAACTTTTGGAAGAACGGCTTCTTTTCGGCCGCGCCTCCGCCGATCGCGCTCGGCAAATCCTTGAGAAGTTCCGCGTACTCTCGCGGCTTCGCCACCATGAGCTTTGGTATCAACTCCGTAGCCTCTTTGATGAACTGCGGATACTTTTCGGGCGGCACGGTGTTAATCGCGAGGTCGCCCATATTAAAGACGTGGCGAGGCGTGAGCGATACGACGCCAGCGCGCGGGTAGCCGATAGCCCCAAGCCACGTTTCGCGAACGTAGTCCCGCAGTTGGCGCTTGTCGCCGGTTGGCGGCACAAACTCGGCAAACATCTTGTTCACGCGCGGGTCATCCAGCACGTTGCCTAGCAACTGATGAAGCACCTGAGCCGAACGTTGGCGACCGGCGTTTGAAGCCATCGCGGTAAAGCCGCGCTCTAAATCCTTGGGGTCGCTGACGTAGAAGTCCTTACGCTGCTGTGCGCGCGGGTCGCTCCACCTGGTCGGGTTGGAAGTAAACCCTTCGCGGCCCGCTTGTTCACCGATATGGGACGACGGCATATAGTTTTCGCGGTACGGAAACTTATCTTCGATCATCGCGCCGATTTTAGTGTGTAGCCGTTTGAGTTCGGTGGCGTGCTCAATCGCGGCTTGGTTCGCAGGCGGGTAGTGCGCGGCTTGCTTCGGCTCCAACTCTTGCACGTCGCCGACCATGCCGGGCGGCGAGAACTTCGCGTGCATGGCGTCGCGGATAGCTTGCGCCTTCGCTTGCAACTCCGGCGGTAGCGCCTTGAATCGCTCCGTATCGCCGGTCATCGCCTTGGAGAAGTTGTTCTTCTCGGGCGTAGCCATGTGCGTGGTCGCTTCCCTGTAGAGCGCCATGTAATCCGGCGGCAACTCTTGGTTCACCAGCCGCTGGCGGGGAAGCTCCGGCCCGTAGGGTTGCCGCACCCGCTGGAATTGTCCAGCTTCCCGGGTTGCCTCAGGGTGCAAGGCAAAGAATTCATTGCCATGCTGAATCGCGTCGTACCCCCGCTTCTTTGCCATTTCTGCTATTAACCTATCAGTAAACCTAGCATCGGCTTCATAGGGGTCATCCATTATCCAAGCTATATCCTTATCGTTTGCTCCCACGCTACGCAAAAACCGGGTCTTTTGCGTTGGTGTCCACTTTTCGGTAATCCGGTACATTTGGTCAAGAGACTTGTGGCTTAGTCCTTTCATGGCAGTAAAAACATCAACTTCAAGCCCAGTCACTTTAGGTACGATAAGCGGGTTCTTTGCTGCATTAACCCTAGAGACAAGATTTGGGCCGCCCATCTCGTCGGCAGGACCAGCATACACTTTGTCCGGCTTGTCCATATTGAAGAATGTTCCGCCGCGTGGCGACACTTCTGGCTCGCCAGCGGTTGCCTGATAACGGAAAAGGTTTGGCTGAACGGTTGTCGGCTCGGGAATCTGCGGGTCCTTGCCGCTGCGAAACGCTTGAGTGAGTTCGTCGTGGAACTCCGCCGGAGCGTTACCGTGGATAGCCGTCTCGGTGGCGTACTGCCGACGAAAGCGGTAGTCCAACTCGGTGAGCGCCCGGAGTTGACGGGTTGCGCTTTTCTCCTTCGGCGTGAGTACGCTCTCGGCAGGCTCGCCGTCGATCGCCTCGCCGTTAAGCGCCTTCTGCACGTTGACGCGCTCCTCGTCGTTCAGCATGGTACCAGGGCGAACTCGCCCCTGTACCGTCTTGATGCTTTGCCCGTTGACGATGTTGTGAACGCGCTCCATGATGTGCTGCTGGAATCGCGAGCCTTTGAAGTCTGCCTTGTGCGCGGCTCCACGAATCACTTCGGGGTCGAAGCCGGACTGCGCCGCCGGAGCGCTCCAATCGAAATAGGTGCTCGCCGCCTGCGTTGCGGGCTTGACTTGCTTCGCTGCTCCCTGGAGCGCTTGCGAGATACCGCGCGTTACGGCGGTGCGTTCCGCGCCGCGCGCCAGAATCCCAAGCAACGGCTTGCCTATCGTTTTGAGCGCGGCGCTTCCGCCATACGATTCGTAGGTGAGCGGGTCGAGCGCGCCTTCAATCCCCGCGTCGATAACGCCGCGCGCGAAGTGGTCGATACCGCGGCCCGCCGCCTGAATCGGCCCTTCGAGCGGACCCATATTCGGCCCGAGCGCGGGATTCTGCTGCGAGAGCACCTTGTCGTAGACGAAATCCATCCCGGGGATTTTGTGCCGTATCGCGGTCATTTGCTTGTCGGTGTCGCTCTCGCCGCCGGTGAGCGCCTTGCGCGCAAGCCACCCTTGGGCGTCGAGCGCCTTGCTAGCGCCGCTGGCGACCTGCCCCGTCTCAGCCAGTATATCGCCGAAGATGGAGTGCGTGGTTTGTCCGGCCTGCTGGTAGGCGGCGTTGGAGCCGAGCGGCGGAGCGGTTTGCGCTTGCGCCGGTTGGCCGCCGAAAATCGAGGAGCCGCTAGCGGGCGCGGCGTGTTGCGCGGGAGGCTGGGTCGGCGCGGCAGGAGGCGGCGTTGCGGCTTGCCCCCCGAAAATCGGGGTCGTGCCAGCCACCTAGAAAGACCCCGAAGCGCCGTGAGCCTGAAGCGGGTACTCTTGGAGCAGAGCCCTGTAATCCTTGAGTACGGCGGCGACATACGCGCGCGTCTCTGGAAACGGTGGGATGCCGCGGTGGTCTATTACCGCCTGCGGGCCGGCGTTGTAGGCGGCGATTCCGGCCGGGATGGATTTGAAACGATGCAGTTGCTCGGCCAGGTAATGAATCCCGCCCATGACGTTCTCCACCGGGTTGTTCGGGTCCACTCCCAGCGCCTTGGCCGTGCCCGGCATGAGTTGAAACATTCCGTGGGCGCCGACCGGGCTCGTCGCGTCGTTGTTAAAGCTGCTTTCGTTTTTGGCGATCGCGATGGCAAGCGCGACCGGGACGCCGTACTTTTGCGCCGCCTGCTGGATGACTTCACCCTTCGTCGGCGTAGCGTGGTGGATAGCGCCTTCGACCGCGCCGGCCACCCCTTTCACCGCGCCGGTGACGGCGGAGTCCGGGAGGCCAGCAAACGAAGGTTTCGGAGGTGCCGTTTCCGGGGCAATAGCACCCGTCTGAGCCGCTCCAGCCGGTCCCGGAAGTCCAAGGCCGGGTTTCGTAATATCGAGGCTTGCAGGGCCGCTTCCGGGCACGACAGGGTGCGGCGGCGTCTGCCCCGGCGGGGGCGGTACGTCTACCGGCTTCCCTTGAGCGCGGCGCGTGTGCGCCCATAGCTCGATAAGTTGCCCGGCCTGCGGGTTGGACATCAACTTCGCGCCTGGCCCCGTCATCGACTGAATAAACGATTGGAGCGTCGGATGGTCGGCGGCGTGCTGCGCCACGAACTCGCGCGCGGATTTGAGGTCCGGCTCGGAAACGCCAGCGCCGCCGCCGACGCCAGCCTTCTGCGCCATCGCTCCAAGGCCGAGAACGTAGTTGTCGGATTGCTGGGCGAGGTTGATGCCGTGCTGCTCGGCCGGGTTCGTCGCTTGCGGAGCTGCTGGCGGGTCGCCGCCAATCGGCGTGCCAGGTGCCCCGGCGCCAGTCGGCGTCCCCGGCCCCTGTTGCGGTGGCGGGTCGGAACCGTCGATCGGCGAGCCTAAAGCCTGGTAGCCCGGCGGATACATCTGCCCGGTCGCGGGGTCGGTCGAGTAGCCCTTCTGCTGAAGCTGAATCGCTTGCGCTTGCGTTTGCGGCGTTACGCCCTGCGGCGCGGAGTAACCCGAAGCGGCGCCGCTGTCGTAGCCGCCAGCCTGCGTGAGGTAGCCGTTCTGCGCCTGCTCCAAGTCCTCGGCCTGCGCGTGCTCGGCGTCAGTGTCCATCCCACTGGAAAGGGTTGAGAGGTTCGCCATATCGGAGCCCGGCGGCGCCTTGGCGAGTAACGCGCTGACGCCGCCGTTGAGCGTGGTGTAGGCCGAAGCGAGCGCCGCGCTCTGCTGGTCTGGCGTCATCTTGCTTTTGAGGATGAGTTGCTTCTGCGCCTCGAACTGCGACTCGAGCGTTTTGGCCTGCGCGGCAATACTCGTCGTCGCCAGCCGGGCCGAGATGTTTGCCTCGGTGCGAGCGCCCGCTGCTACGTCGCGAATGGCTTGGAGCTTGAACTGCGCGTTGATGGCGGTGAGCCGGTCGGCCGACGTGAGGTTCTGCCCGCGCATCGTGACGTTGGCCCGCTCGGTCGCCAGGTCGTAATCCTTCCGAAGCGTCTCCGGGAACTGCACGTTCTCTTTCCACCCCAGCGACTGCACCGATTCGTTGAACCGGCCGCGCGCAATGTCGATGCGCTGCTGCGTGTACTCGTTCCGAATTGCGTTCTGCTGGGCTGTCGCGTCGATCTTGGCTTGCGCGTCATAGAGTGTAGCGTCCAGCCCCATCGCCTTTTCATCGGCGGCCTGCTTCGCTTTCCACTGCTCCTCTTTGCGCGCGTAGGCGTTCTCGGCGCCTTCCGCGAGGCCGCCGCTCATGCCGGCCGCGAACTTTCCCAGGCCGCCCGCCGGGAAGGCAAGCCCCGCCAGCGCCGTCGCAATCTCGAGCCACTTATTCGGAGGCTTGTACTGCGGCGGGTTGCTCGAGTCGGCCTCATACCGCGCGCGGTCGGCCTGAAGCTGCGCCATCGCATCGCCAAGCGTTGACGGCGGTGGCGGAGGCTGCGGTCCTCCAGGCGCTGGTGGCCCGGTCGGCGGCGTCGAGGGGGTCGCCATCGGCCCGGTGAGCCCGGCCTTGCTGTCCGAGATGAGCTTCTGCATCATCGCCTGCGAAGGTGTTGGCGGCGCGCCCGGCACGACCGGCGGAATCTGCGGCGCGCTGACCGGCGGCACTTGCGCTGCGGGCGGCTGCTGCGCCGTCGCGGCGGTAGCGCCCTTCGTTGCGCCAGCGAACATCGCGCCCGCGAGCGAAGCCACCTGCGCGGCTTGCTGCGGCGTTGGCATGGACGGAGGAGCGGGAGGCTGAGGCGGCACGGGTGGCGCCATCCCTGCCGTCATCGTGGAGTTGAAGCCACCCATTTATTTATGCTCGGCGAATGATGCGCCGCAACGGCGACAGCGTTCATTCATCAGTCCGCAGTGAAACGCACACGGCGGCGCTTCGGGCAAGAAGCGGCCCTCCCGGAGTGCGGCTTGGGCGGCTAAGTTGTTGCCCACTTAGAACCCGCCACCGCCGCCGCCGCTGCCACCGCCGCCGCCGCTACCGCCGCCCGCCGCCGCAAGCGCGGCAAAGTAGGCCCCGAGCCCCTGCCCCACGCCGCTTTCGCTTTGCCCTTGGCCTTGGAGAGCGGCGTCGTAAATGCCGCCGTAAGCGCTACTCTCGCCGGACAGTTCCGAACCCAAAGCGTTGGTCACGCCAGTCTGCGGCCCAAACGAATTGAGGTACGCGCTCAAAAGCGAGTTGTTTTGATTCGTCCCCGCACCAAAGAGCGAGTTCTGATACTGGTTATAGGCGTTCATATTGGCGGTCGTGGCCTGGTTGTAGTACGCCGCGTTCGCTCCGGCAGCCGTGTTCGATGCGTTGGCGTTGGTAGCGTTGGCCGCGTTCTGCGCCGCCTGATTCGCCATAATGTCCTGTTGCGTATAACCGAACGCCTGGCTCACCATCGGCGCCTCGCCCTGCGCGATTTGCCCGCCTTGCTGCGCGTACAGGTCGCCCATCGTATTCGACGCGGCGCTGCTATCGGTGATGCCGCGCGAAGCGAGGTCCTGAGACTGCGCGAGGTCCTGCTGATTGAACGTCGGCTGCAATCCGGCCGCGAAAATTTGGTCGTACTGCGAAAGGTATTTCTGCTGTTGAAACGGCGAAGCATTAACCGCGCTGTAGTACGAGGGGTCGATTTGCGGGATGCTACCGAATTGCTGATAGGGCGCAGGCGCGGTAGCGTTGATGTTTTGAGAATTAAGATTTTGAGGACCAGCCAGCGGCTGATACTTCGGCTGCTGTACGACGGGCTGCGCGGTTCCAGTCATCAGGCGGTCGTGTGCCCCCGGATGCCGCTATTCGCTGCCCAGCCGCCGTACTGTCCGCCACCGCCGGTGTTACTCGTAACGTTGAGCGGGAGCATCGCGCCGTTGTTGCCGCCTTTGCCGTTCCCGCCACCTGGCGCGGGGCCGAACGAGTCGCGCGGAATCGGTTGCCACGGCGGAGGCGCACCGCCCGCTGACTTCGAGGACAGGTTGGCGAGGTACGTCCCCGGCCCGCTCGCGCCGAACGTTTGCGTCTGCCCAGGGTTCACGCGGTACGGCGCGGGGCTCATCTCCTGCGCGGAGTTGAAGTAGGGATTCGGCACCCCAGCGATCGCGCCGCGTTCGGCTTGCTGTTGCTGGCCGGTATAGTTTTGCAATTCTGAAATAATCGGTTGGAGTTGCGAACCTAGACCACTCGCACCTTGCTGGGCCTCCTTACCTGGGCTCGAGAACATGCTGCTCACGGTTGAACCACCTTTCGCAAAACTTCCGCGTATGGTTCGTATCCGCGCGCGATGAGCGCGGCACGATGCCGAACGTTGCTTGGGAAAACGACGCCACCGAGATTCACGGGGTGCCCGAGGTGCCGTGCTAACGTCGCCGTAGTTTCCTCAATCCATTCGGAAAGTTTCGCCAAGCCTCGGACGCCATCGCTTCCCGGAACCTGCCATAAATCTTCAATCACGATGCCGTTATTTACATCCCGGCCCGCGCAGAACGCAACGCACTCGTCATCGAGTAAAGCAAGCGCGCCCCACGCGCCACCCCACGGCCATTGGTAATTCGTGAGGCCATTCTGCGCGGCAATCTTTTGGCAGGCCGCCAAGTCCTCCGGTCGTGCGTCACGCACGCGCATCGTCCGCGTCATCACAGGATTAGCACGCTATACGTTCCGGCGACGGTAGCCTGAAGCACGATGCTGCTTGGCGTCCAATCGG